ATCACTAATTCAGAGCAGATAAGCATCAAGTGGGATGGTGGTATAGCATTATTTTTCGGTACTAGTCCAGAAGGCAAGTTCTTCATCAATGATAAGTATATGCCAGAAGGTTTTTATGCTTATAGCCCTAAAGACTGGGAACGATATGATACAGAAGTAAAAAAATCTAAGACAGCAAGACCCGATCTATACAAGAAATTAGCAGTTATCTGGAAAGGTCTACAAGAATCCGTAACTGATAAAGCTGTCTATAAAGGTGACTTGATGGATGTCAGCGATGGCGGCCCCCTACAGACGGTCAATGGTATGTATCAATTCAAGCCTACTACAGTGACATATGATATAAGTCCTGATAGTGAGATAGGAAAGCTGATCAAAGGTAGAGTAGCTGTCATAGTTGTCCATCAACGTGACGGTAAACCTTGGGACGGTAAGACCGGATTAGTAAATCGCGGTAATGTAGCGATCTTAGCTCCAAAAGCAGGACTTAGTTTCAAATTGACAAATCCAGCTAAACTAGTCAGTGATGCTAGAAACGCAGTCACAAAGCAAGGTCCAATAGCTGAGAAGTTTTTAAACGGTATGGCTAGTGTAGCACGTTCAGCCATACAGACTTATTTCAATCATAAGATCACTGGACAGACTAAGGATGATCTTTTACCCTGGCTTGAGAAGAAAGTAAGCGGTAAACAATACATGCTATTAACTTCATATATAAAAGAGAATCAAGAAGGTCTCAAGGCTCTTACTAATGTATGGAACAGCGTATATAATCTAAAGCAGAATCTAGCAGGACAGCTAGAGAAACAAGTAAAAGGCTTCAATCAGACCATCAATGGCCAACCGGGCGGCGAAGGATTCGTTGTTCCCACTTCAGCAGGCTTGATAAAATTAGTCAATCGTCAGCAGTTCGGTGGCGCACACTTCAATAAGTAAACACCCAAAACCGCGTTTTTTGTTACCTGGCATAAATAAATGTATGAGCTTCAAGCTCTAATTCATAAAAGGAACATAAAATGACTCAGTTTACAAAAACACATAGTGATCTTCAGCCAGTATTTCACGTAGACAGCGCAGCTTACACAACTGGCGCTTTAAATGCTCTTACTTCAGCAGTAGTAGTTAATCTAGCAGGTCCAAAGCTAGACTTCTTCACAGTTACTGCAACTGGTGCTTTCACAGGCGCACAGGCTAAGACAATCATCGACACACTTCAGCAGTTAGCAACTGTTTACATGTATCAGTACACTGATACATCGAACGACACACTAGCTGTAGCTGTATATCCATACGGCGCATGGGGTACAAGTGCAATCGATACTGCTCTAACAGCAGCAGGTGTTACAGGTACAACTACTACTGCAACAGCAACATTCATCGCTGGCGCTTAATAGTTAGTATATCTAATATTAACCCGGGGATTTATTCCCCGGGTTTTTTATTGGTTTAAATACATCTATGTCTTATAGAATAATTTGTCACACGTTGTTCGATATCACACAGACTGGTGTATTGAATCGATCTAAACCAAACCAAGAAGACGCTTCTGATTGGTTAAATAGACGTAACACACAATGCAATTTTGATACATTATTGCAGGTTATATCCATGAGGTCGCAACCAGAAATAATTAAATATCCCTATAAGATATTGATGAACGAAGAAATTTTTAACAAATTTGGTTTTCTTTATAAGATGGATGAAACTGAAAACTATTGTTGGATTTTTGAATTTGAAGTACAACACGCTAGAGTTTTTGAGAACGGTATAGTTGAGTTTGGAGCATTATATAAGGATTGTGAGAATGTGCCTATGATCATCTGCCCAGAACAAACGGTGCATACGTCTAATTTTCTAGATATTTCACATGAGCTTAAAAACATTTACTTCGAGGTAGCATGAAACAGCAACATATAAGTAAAAAGCTTGATAGATTTCTTGAACAAGAATTGAGGTCTGATATAAAAGACCTAATGATCGTCCAGCACGATCAATCAACATATCTTTTTGGTAAATATACCATTGCTAAATCTGATAATGGGTATTTCAGTGTGCGCGGAAATAATGCTAATGCAGACTTTGAAGACCTAAAGACTGCGGTAGCTTATACAGTATTACATCATGAACGAAAACATAGAGAAGCAGAAAGAATAGCACAGTTGGATATAAGTCTCAGTAGTATAAAATTCGATTTAAAAGTACATAGAAATATGCTGAGAAATAAAAGTTATAGAGACGATAAACTTATCCACGAGATAAAGATACAAGAAGATAATATAAGGAAAAAAATTATACTAAGTGAGATACAGGGTTATGTTGTATCCAGTAGGTATATACAGAATAGAAAATTCAACCAAAAACAAGCTTCCAAATTTTGAAGTTTAAGATAAATACAATACAATATAGGAAATCTAATTATGAAACTTAACGATCTTGACCCTAGACATACAGCTATAAAGGCTTTGAAAGAAAATTTTTCTTTAGATTTTGAGACTAAAGGTCTTAATAGAAGCCAGACTATTTCTATGCTCAGAAAGGTCTCTACCCTCGTGAAAGAAACACGACTGCACAAAGACTTTCATAATAGCGAAAGCAATCCTACATATTTGAAGATGTTATTCTTGGAACAAGCATTGACAGATCATCTACGTTATGCTCCTGAGCCAAAGATCGTTGTAGAGAATGAAGAAGTCGAGAAGAGCCAAGTTATTCTTGCTGCTCAAGATATGGTTGACAGTGTGCAGAAGTGGTATGAAGAAGTAAATGATATGATGGTTAAAGAGCTTCCTGCTCTTGTAGACAGTATAGAGAGCGAGATCGGTGTAAATGAAAGCACATCCTTCAGTGAAGCTGCAGGTGGTGCATTACAGGCATTGAATTCTGCATTACAAGAGGCACAGTCAGCCTTAAAGGGTGCAGTTGGTTCACTCACTGGTCAAGGTGGTGCTGACGCTTTCGCAGCTCCTGACATGGAGCAAGGCGCTGATATGTCCGCTGAATTGTCTTCTACTGAGATGCCAGCCGAAGAGCCAGAAGAAGAACTTCCTCCTCCACCAGATGAAGAAGCATTGGGCGGAAACGTAGGCCGCGAAAAGAGATAACAGCATGAGATTATACGAGTTCGACACGGACCGCGCACTCGTATCTAAGATCGTTGCGCTAACAAATCAACTACAGCAAGCACGAGAAGAAGGTAAAATCGGAGACGATTTTACCGTAGATAAGCTTTTAGCTTATTTCCAGAAGTACGATGTCATACTTGATAAGAACGATCTATATCAGATGATCCAAGTAAAACCATTGAAGGCTGTGATTAAAAATATCCAAGGCAAGAATGTCATCTTCAAGGGTCAGGAAGAGAAAAAAACAGAGAAACCAGATAGCACTGATAACAAAAAAGTAGTTGCTAACATGGCAAAACGTGCTCTCAAAAAATAACCATTATACTTGCTTTTTATCAGCATTTTGATATTATAGTATATGGCTATAACAAACAAATTCCCTTACAAAGAACTTAAAAGAGAAACAACGACTGAAGGTCGCAAATACGTAGCACCTGATGGTAATAAATTACCTAGCGTGACTACGATATTAGATGCCACTAAGACTGCGGAATCAAAAAAAGCATTACACGATTGGCGCAGACGTGTGGGTGAGAAGCAGGCACAAGCTATAACTACCGAAGCAGCAGGTCGTGGTACACGTATGCATAAGTGGCTTGAGAATCATATAAAGACCGATGTCATAGGAGAACCTGGAAGCAATCCTTATGGCAAGCAGAGTCATATGATGGCTAAGACTATTATTGCTAATGGGTTAAGTAAATGTCAAGAATTCTGGGGTACCGAAGTAAGTCTATACTTTCCTGAGATATATGCAGGAACTACAGACCTATCAGGAATACATGATAACGTAGAATGTATCATGGATTATAAACAAACAAACAAGCCTAAGAAACGTGAATGGATCGATGATTATTTCATGCAGTTAGCAGCATATGCAAATGCACACAATGAAGTATACGGTACCAAGATACGCAAAGGTATCATTTTTATGTGCAGTGCTGACAATGAGTATCAAGAATTCATCATAGAAGGTAATGAGTTTGATCAATATTCGGATCGTTGGTGGGCTAGAGTAGAGGAATACTACACAAAGTTCCTTTAATAAAAGCATAAATAAGTGTAATCAACTAACTAGGTAAAGATTACACTTATGGCAATAGTTCAAATTTCCAAAATACAACATCGTTCAGGAAATCTAGTAGACCTCCCTCAACTAGATGACGCAGAGTTCGGGTGGGCAAGCGATCAAAAAAGGTTGTTCATTGGAAAAACCAGTCCAAATGAAAATGTAGAAGTATTAACTTCTTACTCTAATATTAGTTTTAGTCAACTAGATGGTGCTGTTGGTAATCTTCAAATAACTGCAACTAGCTTAGCGCAAGGACAGATATTATCCTATGATGGAAGTAACTGGGTTAACTCAGGTAGAGGAGCAGGCGGGTTATTAACATTAGGGGATATAGGTAATCTTAAGATAGACGGTGGTTCTACCGGTTGGGTATTAGCTACTGACGGTGCAGGTAATCTAAACTGGACCCCTAAATCAGCTATAGTAGCAAACATAGAATATGCAACAAAAGCTAATCCCGGTATAATCTATACAGCAACCAATCACTACCTAAGCAAAGGTGCGCAAGTAACAATCACCGGCTGTCCGGGAATGACACAGCTTAATGGTAATGCATATTATGCTAATGTATTATCTAGTAATAGTTTCAGTATATATAGTAATGCAAATCTAACCGGATCAGTAGACACTAGTGGATACACAACTTATCCAAGAACAAGCGTTACTGCAACAACAGTATCAACTAACAAGCTAACTGTAAGTAGTACTACGAGTTTCACAGCAAATACTCAAATAGCATTTTCAGGAAATCTAAGCCAGTTGACTGGAACTGGGTTATCAGCTAACGGTGTATATTATGTTCTAGGTTCGCCACCTGACAGTACGCATTTACTATTAGGAACTAGTCCTGATAGTAACGTGAGTAATGTGGTAGTATTACAAACAGCTACGTTGACTGGTATCAATATATATGAAGTAGGTGGACAAGCAGTTGCTACATCAGGTGCTACTAGTTTTGTAGGAAATGCAGGCGGTAGCAATACTATGATCCAATATTGTGGATCTAGCGGACAATTCGAGGGAAGCTCTGATTTTGTTTTTGATTATGCTAGCAGCATAGTGACGTTAAACGGAAATGCTAATGTAGGAAACTTAAATGCATCTAGCACAGTTGTAGCAGCAAGACTAATATCTAACGTAAGTACTGGTACTAGCCCTATTCAAGTCACCAGTACTACTAGAGTTCCTAATCTCAATGTGAGCTATGCTAACGTAAGTGATTATAGCAATGTAGTTGCTAAGACTACGGGTACATATTATCCATTGATGGTAAGTGCTAATACTAGCGCCAACTATCAGATAGGTGTTCCTGCTAATATAACAATAGATGCTAGCACAGGAAATCTATCAACACAGATATTGAATGTCGTAGGCAACGCAAACGTAGGTAACATAGGTTCAACAAGTGGTGTTTTCACTGCTAATATAACAGCTGGAAATGCTAACGTGACTGGTCAATTGATCAGTACTATAGCGCCAGGTACTGCACCATTAGTAATACGTTCAACTACGCTAGTACCTAATCTTTTTGTAGCAAAATCTAATGTAAGTTTATACGATAATGTTACTGTAGCTACAACTGGAGTATATTATCCTGAATTAGTTTCTACGGCAGCTAATGGAAATTATATAACATATACCAATTCATCTTTTTCGTTTAATACTGCTAATGGTGATTTCTCATCTAACACAGTTACCACTCTAGCTAACGTTACAGTGGGTAATAATGTTATAGTAACCAATAATGCAAATATAACCGGCAATGTGAATGCAGGTAACATATCAACTAGTGGTATATTATCAGTAACTGGCAATATTACTTCTGGTAACATAACTACAACTACTGGTATATTGACTACTGGAAACATAACAACAATTAATAGCGGTCTTTTACAAAACGGTAATAGTAATATAGCTATTACTGCTAATGGAAATATAACTATAACTGCTAGAAGCAATAGCATATTATTAATCACATCAACCGGTGCTAATATAACTGGTTATACTAATATAAGTGGTAACCTAAGTGCAGCAAATATCACTGGCGCCGACTTAATTCTATCTGGTAATATAACATCAGGTGGAGGATTATCCTTAACTAACGATGCTGTTATCGGTGGTAATGCTAACGTTGCTGGTAATATCAATCTAACTAGTTCGATTACTATAGGCGGTAATACTAACGTTACTGGTAATATATATGCTCTAGGAAATATAACTGGTTCAAATATCTCAATATCACAAGATGCCAGCGTAGACGGAAACATCAGTACATCTGGAAATATTGCTGCTACTGGAAATATTGCTGCTACTGGAAATGTTACTGGTACATATCTATTAGGAGATGGTTCTCAGATAACCAATCTGCCAGTACAGACTCTTGCTACGATTCGTAGTGGCACAAGCAATGTAACTATTCCCTCAACTAATGGTAATGCAACAGTATCGGTGAATGGCACATCCAATGTCGTCGTGATAACATCTGATGGACTTATATTAGCAGGAAACTTAACAGCAAACAACATAACTGCTAATACAGTTACTACTAGTGGTAATGTTATTATACCCGATAATATATCTACGTCTAACCTAACAGTATCAAATAATGCCACCGTAGGAAGAGATTTAACTGTCACCGGAAATATCATAGGTGGAAATCTTTCTACTAATGGTAATATATCAGGAAATAATCTATCTATAGCTAATCTTTCTACATTTGGTTCAACAGTAGTTATTACCGGAAATGCAAATATAGCTGGTAACTTAAATCTATCACAAGCTTTAATCGTTAACAGTCTTACTGTAAACAATAACACAAATTTAAATAATCTTAATGTGAGTAGCAATGCTAACATAACAGGTAATATGAGTGCAGCATCAGGTACATTTACAGGAAATGTCACTGCTAGCAATGTAACGGTATCTGGATATCATATACGTTCTATAGGTACAAATATATCTGCTAATGGGACAAATCAAGGTGTAGCTACTCAGTTGACAAAAGAAATAAATGTTATTTCAACAGTGAGCAATGGTGCAAACAGTGTCATTTTACCGGTTGCTGTAGCAGGTATGGTACTTATTGTTAATAATACAAGTGCAAATACAGTTAATATATACCCTGGAATAAATGCTTCTATCAATAATCTATCAACAAACGACCCATATTCTCATGCGAATAACGCAAGTATACAATATTATGCGACATCAAGCACTCAGTGGTATACTATAGGCGCAACCTACATCTAACCATTTTTATGCAATAAAGATAAATACATTACACGTTCTCATGGGGAGAACTTACGCAGTTACCCACTGCGTAGCGGCTAGAACCCGCTGATTCTATAAGGAGAAACAAATGGGACGTCCACTTAAGATTGCTAAATCACAAGCAGTGATCACAATCACAAACACAACCACAACTACTAATATAGTAACTACTTCAGCAAATTTTACCAATCTTGGTATTATTGCTGGAATGCCATTCGTCACTGCATCAAGCATCGGTGGTCTTACTTCTGGTACAATGTATTGGATTCTTTCTGTGGTAAACGCAGGTAATAACAGCACATTCACTGTATCTACAACACCATTGAATGCTAATCCAACATTTACATCAAAGTCATTATCAACAGCATCAGGAAGTGTTTCTACTACTGTTGCTCCAGTCGATATGTATTTCAATAATCCAAATGGTCCTCAGTGGCCAGCAAATAACTCAAACACTTACTCAGTAGTAGGTGGTAATACTGCACAGTATGGTTCACAAGTACTATGTAATGTAGCATTTGGTGTTTCTGGCACAGGTACTGTATTTGCTTCAACATCAAGCAATATCGTAGTCGGTCTAGGCACTGACTTTGCAAACATCGCAACTGGTACTCACGTATATGCTCTATGGGGCGGCACTTCATCACATCTATTAGGTACAACTACTTCAACTAAGGGTAACTTAACTGTTGCTATTGCAAATTGTGCTGCAAACGGCGTTATCGGTACATCAGGAAATGCACAGACATTAACAGCCGGCGCCCCAGTAACTGTCGATACTTCATTCGGTACTCTAGTCGCCGGAACAACATATTTCGTAAAGACTATTGCTAACGCAGCAGCTTTCACTGTTTCAACTACACCAGGTGGTGCAGTAAAGACATTGAGTGCAAATTCTAGCGTTACTGCTAATGCTGTTCAAAACCGTGTCGTATTGAGCGCAGTATCAGCAAACAATGCTAGCGGAGCAGATGGTTATGGGGATCCATTCGAAACTGCTTTACCAGAAGCAGGGTATATTGTTCGTCAGAAAGGTAAGCAAAAGTATCTGGTTAAGGGTACTACAACTGCCATCGTCGGTGCAGTTTATACCGCTAACCTTGCTAATACTGCATTGACACAAAACACGATGACTATCACTGCAACTTATGCAAATTCATCTACTGTTAAGGTTCAATCGTTGAGCGATCATACTGCTGAGTTGTTCACTTCGACTTCGGGTCCTATAGCTACAGGTAACATCGTTCTACAGAACGCAAGTCCTGCTTATGCAACATTCAATTCTGCTGCCGCAGCCGATGCGAATACTGCAAATGCTCAACCTTATCCGATTGTAACAATCGGCAACGCATAAGGAATAGATCATGGCTCAGAGCGCAGCACAAAAACTCCGCGACACTGAGACAGAGATAGCTGTCCTTCAGGTCCAGTATTCAAACCTCAACGCTAAAGTTGAAGATTTGAAGACTGGCCTGAAGGATTTGCATTCTTCTTTAGACTCGCATATGACCGAGATAAGAGGTTCTATCAATAGCTCTAAAGAAGAATTTTCAAAATCATTGAATACTTTTAAAGACGAAAATAAAAAACAACATGCAACAGTAGAAGAAAAGATATCAAGTCTAGAAAAATGGCGCTGGATGCTCATGGGAGCAGCAACACTAGCAGGCGCTTTTGGATTTCATTACATAGAAAAAATAATCACGATGCATTAAAAAAAGCTTAGTGCCTTTTTTATTTTTCAAGTTGCTTAAGTTTATCTGTCACTATATCTATATTAACCGTAGAAAATAATCCGGGATGCAATGGTTTAGGATAATATCCTTCATTTACCCAAGCATATCCTATATGTTCGAAATTTAAATCAGGGATGAATTCATCTGATATCTGACAGAAAAAAGTATGATATACAAAACTCTTGTTCACGAATTTTTGTATAGGTATCAATTTCCAATCATTATTGAAAAAACCTAATTCTTCGACGCACTCTCTAGCGATACCATCCAGTAGAGTCTCGTCTTTTTCTATCTTTCCGCCAGGGATGCTCCAAGTGTTATTTTTATCGTCATTGCGTAATAGATAAAGATATCTAGATGTATTCTTAGCATAAAAGAAAACACCAGCAGCTTGATTCAATATGTTAGATGACAATGCTGTAGTCACCTTCATTATACCAACCTTCATATGATTTCATCCAAACTTCTTCATTTGGTGCATATCTATATTGCATAGTAGTTGTTAAATTTGTGACAAATTGAACAGTCGTGGCATTTTTGCTATCAAAGCTTACTATCCATTTGCTTTGATCTACATCATATTCAATGATATCATTTGCGTTTGCAATTAGATTGCCCCAGGCTTCTGTTGGAGCTCCCTCGTGACCTATATTATCGACTATCAAATATCTTACACCTGGCATAGGTCCTGGTAGACCAGCATTCGGACCAGTCAACTGTGGATTTATGATACTATTGACCGGAGCTAATGTATTTTGTGGCAAAGTATCAGGGTCAATATTGTAAATCAAGAACCTATCATCGTTTGGGTCGGGAACGATAGTCCCTACGATATCATTTTCGATATATTGATTTTGTAACCATATCTGACTTATACCAGGTTTAACTTTTCCATACACGTTTAACAATGCTGACCAATATAAATTAGTATTTGGATTTGAAGGAATAGATAGATCATTGTTAGTTGGGACGAATGGTTCATTAGCAGGCAGTAATTGTAACTTATTACCTAACAATAATACTTTATAACCATATGGGCTTATTTTTTGTCTTGTTCCTAACAACAAATCTTCGTTCTGAATGTCTTCTAATGCATGACCTTTGTATATACTTGCGATGATCTTTTGAATGACGCCCATCTTTTTTAGTTTAGTTGCAGTGCTTAACCATACGGGCATGTAGAACTTCCATGTCATGATGTCAATAGGATTATTAGTACCTACTGGTATGGTACGTCCGCTGAAAGTCAAACCATCTTGATATACTACACTCAATGAAGTCCAATCAATAAAATTATCGGTGCTTTGTATCTCTAGACCAGGATTAAATAAGGTACCTAATTGCTCTATCAATTGAAGTTTTTGTTGATAATTTGTTGTCCAGAAATCTACAGTAACACGCAATGTATAAGGTACAGGCATCAATCTCTCTACTGTGAATGCTTGTCCTTGAACTTGTTCATATGTTTGCGTGTCTTGATTATAGGCTCTTTGTGAAACGTTTATCTTTTCGACGAAAGTTGGATTCTGTGTTCTTCTTTGATCGTACTCTAACCCACTTATATAGTATGTGATCATGGGCGCAGTAGGCAAACTACTAGCTGAGTTATTAGATATGATCGTAGCAGCCTGTCTACTAGCATCTCCGTACATGATAGGAACACGAACAAGGATCTCATTGCCATTAGGATCTCTACCATTGGTAACATACCAAGTTGAAAAAATCTTTGCAAACTGAATCAGGAATCTTCTTACCTGATTATCATAAAAAAAGTGTTCCATAATATCCTATTATTCTGGTGGCAATGAATCTGGTTTTAAAGTTAATATCTGTGATAATGGTTGTAATTCAGATACACGCTTACCTTCATTATTTAGATAGATAGTATTGGGGTCATTAATAAAGCTATTAAGCTGTGATTGGTTAGTTGTGTCAGCGAATCCAGTCTCAGTGCGTACATTAGTGCTGATGCGTACCCATCTAACTCCATCCCAGCGATATAATATCTGTGGTAGATAATCTATTCTTAAGAAATAATCTCCAACTTGGGGATTAGGCGGGAAAGTAATGCCAGCACCGCTAGCTCCGTATGCTCCGTTTTCATTGAGAGGTATGCCGTTCGGTGGAATACCGTCTCCTGATCCATAGCCTGCACTATAACCAAATGATTTAGGTGTGCTTCTAGCAATAAACTGGAATCCAGGAATACAGTCTGCTCTAAAGTCCATGTTTATAGTTACGTCGCCAGTGAAATTAGGCTGTGTTGGGTCTTGATCCGCAGTAGCATATGTGTTATCTGCGGTACCATATGGACTAGTAGCTTCACCTAGAGATTCTATCTGTAGTATTCTTGTTTTTTCAACAGGTCCAGACCCTGTATCCATCTTGACAGGATCTAATTCCAATATATTAAGAGTAGTATACGTGAATTTATTAAACGTCTCGGCTACAGTATCTGCTGTTATGTCCCATATATTTTCTAGTACTTTTTTAGATATTCTTAACCCTGCTGCATTATTTCTGAATCTTGGGTTTCTGACCATCATGACAGTACCAGATAAGTTCGTATTACCCGGAGTGTTGTTTGGGTTTACATTTATATTGATAGGAGGTGCAGGTTTATTTTCTTGAGTAAGCGCCAATTTACCATTAGCTTGATATTTTCCATATGTAGGCATGACATAGAACTTACTAGTATCATATCCTGATTTAGGAACAATTCTCTCGGCTTCATTCAATGCAGCATCATTGATAGAAAGGTTTTTATTATATGTAGAGATTATATCTGCTATGCTTCCGTTTTCTACTACACCCCAATATGTTGCGTTTGGTGGTGTTATTCCAGCTGGTACATCTATCAGAGATTTATATACTTTGCCACCATATGTGATAGTATATCCTGCAGGATATGTTTTGTTAGGATTAAAATCACCTAGATAATTATCTTGATTTACAGGAGCTTGTAATATATCTTTGAATTCTTGTGTATTGACTAACTTCTCACACTTTATGCGCCATAGATGTGGGTACCAAGTCTGACTAAACCCTTCGCTTGCATAATTTGCATCTGTTATCTGCATATATCTTTTCAATGCGATAGGTATGCTTTCTTTTAATGGATTATAATCTACTAGATGAGGTAATTCTAGGACATCACCAGCCATCAATTTACGACCTATGATATCGATCATATCGTTATAGTGAACAGTTATGAATATGATATCATTGTTCAGGAATAATCCAAACTGGCTTAGATCGAAGTCTAGATTCTGAACATTATAATGACCACGTAATCGATAGATGCTAGTATCATATTTCCTGTCTCTGTTCTCTAAAAACAGTAGATCCTGTATCTGTGTAGGATCAGGAGTAGTATACTGTGGTTGAGTGTAATCTGTAGAAGGACCTTGATCAGCTATACCCAAATACTTGTGTATGTAAAGATCAGTCCCTCCCACACTGAGTTGTTCAGAGATGGTTCTGTCCATAAATCTGTAGTCGTTTTCTTTATTTGGACGATATAACGATAATCTAGGCATATAGTTATTTATCGAAAAAGATTGACATGAGGGCAGATTTATGATAAATTCTAACAACAACATATATTTAGGTGATTAATGGGTAAATATGATAGGGTATTAGATGCCCTCACACTTTTTTATTTTGCATTTCTAATATCAATGATGGCCTGTGCTATCTTCATAGAGATGCATTTTTATTGATACAAATCAATGGGTTATAAAGCCAAAAATAAGGCTTGACAAATCATTTTTTCCAGTGTAGAATATATACATAAAGTCAAGATTTGGAGTGACAAATGGCGGCCCGTAAAAAAGCAATTCCTAGGGGTATGGTTGTGCCCAATAGCGGTAATACCCTCGTCAAGGATCTGGTGCCTAGAGACTCTGACTTGAAATATTATGGGCCCGAACCTAGCTTCAGTCAGGGTCAACCTGATCCTGACCGCCGAGAGTTCATTTTGATGGGTGCTTATAACTGGTACAGCCATTTTTATACTCATAAAGAGGCTAAGGAATTCCTCATCAGTTATCTTGAAACAAAAAAGACAGATAAAGAAACTATCAAACTAATTCGCCGCGCCCCTGATCATCAGATGATCACTACCGCAGGTTGGGTCGCACGTTGTGCGATGCGCGGACTTGAATTGACCCCGCGCAACATCGAATATGTTCAGCAAGCAATCGACAAGCTTGTGACTTCTGGTAAGAGTTCTCTTGCTTCCGAAGAAGCAGATGCGTTGAAGAAGAATAACCGTGTCAATATCCAAGAAGTGATGCGTGAGCGGGCAGACGAGGCTGCGGGTGAAGTTGAAGGATTTTTTGATGATTTCGTCAAGGCTGGATGCAAGAGTGTTGACATAGACAAAAAGGTATTGGCCGAGTTTCAGACACGCAATGTCTTGCCCCAGCATGTCGCACCTTATCTAAAGCGCCTCGAAGGGGTACTTGCAGAATACAAAGAAGCCCAAGCTGGAACTTGTGAACAGCTTAATGAGGGATACTCTCATTACAGTAAGACTCAGATGAAGAATCTGATAAAATTCACAGAAGCTGTCATCGCACAGCTTAACGGATATGTCAGTATCAAGAAGGCAACAAAGGCCCCTCGCAAGCGCAAGCCTGTCCCAGTAGAGAAGATCGTATCTAAGCTCAAGCATTGTAAGAGTTTCAAAGATCCTACTATCAAGCTTGACCTCGTAGGCTTGCATCCTGTAAAATTGCATGAAGCAAGCGAAGCTTGGGTCTATGATACCCGTAAGCGTAAGATGCATCATTACGTTGCCGATGATTATAGCAAGGTGTTGTTGATCAAGGGTAATGCAATATTGGGCTTTGATAAGAAGCAGAGCGGAGTAAAGACGCTTCGCAAACCAGCAGAACAGATCAAAGCAATGACTGGTAGCAAGCCAACAGCACGTAAATTTTTTGAAGCAATCAAAGCAGTTCAGTCTGTACCCAATGGTCGCTTCAATGAAGACATGATTATTTTGAAGGCATGGTGAAATGAAAGAATACAAATATCACGAAAACAGGAATGCAGTAATAAAGCAGAACCATAAAGGTTATGTCGTAGATTTATATGAAGATAGTCGTTTTGTTCGGACAATCGATGTATCCGATCATAACATCAGGTATGCAGAAGAAGTAGTAGAAAACTGGGTAATGGGAATCATCAATGAGTAATATCGATCTTAATCGCTATACAGAATTTGTCAGCGCCGTGACCAGCGATAGCTCAAACAAGCTAGAAGCATTAGAAATCCAAATGCGAAATCTAGACGGGGAACAAGGGGTAAATGTGTCACTTCTCTTGACTTCTGGTATTGGACTTGCTAGCGAGACTGGCGAGTTTAATGAGATCATCAAGAAGATGTTATTCCAAGGCAAACCTCTTACTGAAGAGAATAGATTCCACATGATGCGTGAGCTAGGTGATATCATATGGTATTGGACTAACGCTTGTCGTGCATTAGGATATGATCCCAATGAAGTGATTGCTGAAAACGTTCGTAAGCTGGAAGCACGATATCCAGGTGGGAAGTTTGATGCACATTACAGTGAGAATCGCAAGGAAGGCGATCTCTAGTATATCAAGGCATATTGTTTCCTGATAAATAATAATAACGAGGAAACAATATGCCTGATAATGTATTAAACATACCCAATAATTTCTCACTTGAAGAAATAAAACAAAACTTGTTCGAGAATCTTCGCCTTCGTCTAGGCGGAGATATCGTGGATCTAGAACTTGATCCTGCTCATTATGAAGCGGCATATATCTATGCTATAAGGATCTACCGTCAGCGAGCCCAGAACGCTACAAAAGAATCATATACATTGATGACTGTAGAAAAAAATGTAGATACCTATACACTTCCTACAGATTTTATGAATGTTCGTGCAGTTTTCAGAAGGACAGTTGGTTTAGAGACTGGTCCAGGTTCTAGCGCATTTGATCCTTTCTCAAGTGCTATCCTTAATACATATTTGTTGAACTACAACTACACAGGTGGTATGGCAACATACGACTTCTATGCAGGATATGTCGAATTAGCTGCTCGTATGTTCGGTGGTTATCTAACTTATACTTTTAATCCAGTTACAAAACAGTTAAGACTAACCAGAGATTTCAAGGGCAGCGGTGAACGCATACTTATCTGGGCAGATATACAGCGTCCCGAATCAGAACTATTACAAGATCCTTCGACAGGTGTATGGATAGGAGATTTCATCCTAGCAGAACTGAAAGCTATCTTAGGTGAAGCACGTGAGAAGTTCGGAACAATTGCGGGTCCAGGTGGTGGCACATCATTAAATGGTGCTGCCTTGAAAGCCGAAGCAAAAGCTGAACAAGACGCTCTGTTAGACGATCTTAGAAAATATCAAGATTGGTCACAACCATTGACCTGGATACAAGGTTAAAATAGTAGTTGACACGATACTTCTTTGGTGTTATTATTTATAATATATTCTAAAGGAGAAAATCATGCCAAATTGGTGTTATAATTCACTCACGCTCAATCACACAGATGTTCAAAAAATCAATGAACTTGGTGATACATTGGACAATCAAGAGTATGAGGATATTAAATTTTTTCAAATATTGCATCCGCGACCTGATAGTGAAGAAGATAATTGGTACAGCTGGAATGTTGATAACTGGGGGACTAAATGGGATGCCAATATCAGCAGCCATGAATTCATCAGAGATGAATCGCTGACGATTAATTTCGATACAGCATGGAGTCCTCCTATCTCTTTTTATCAATTCATCGAAGAACAAGGGTATGTCGTATCTGCACTATACAGTGAAGAAGGCATGTGCTTTTGTGGAAAGTATGAAGATGGTGATGAGGATCACTATGATTATTCTGACTATCTTGATGATATAGATCAATTGCGAGAGATTCCTGAAGATATCTTTGAATTTGCAAATCTAGAATACCAGCATGAATCGCATATGGAATTTCTCGAAGAAGATGAATCTTCTGATGATCAGGAGGAATAATGATAATAGGAATTACAGGCCTTATAGGGTCTGGTAAAGACACTGCTGCTGATTATCTCTGTCGTTTCCATGGTTATAGGCGTATGAGTTTCGCAAGTACTCTGAAAGATTCTGTCTCAGCCGTGTTTGGATGGGATAGAGAGTTACTCGAAGGCTCTACTAAAGCTAGTAGAGATTGGCGTGAACAAAAAGATGAATGGTGGTCAAAACGTTTAGGTATGGAAATAACACCTCGATGGGTATTACAACATTGGGGCACAGAAGTATTACGTAGGGGTTTTCACCAAGACATCTGGGTAGCAAGCGTAGAAAATAAAATACGTAATTTAAAAGATAACGTAGTTATTACTGACTGCCGCTTCATCAACGAGATCAATGCTATCAGAGAAAGTGGCGGAATAGTATTAAGGACTCACAGAGGATCAGACCCAGATTGGTTGTTTCTAGCAAAACAGTTTAATCAGACAGAAAATGCAAATCTAAGGGATCTTTATAAGACTCAACTTGAAAACGAATTCAATATACATGCCAGTGAATATAGCAGTGTAGGGTTGAAATATGATTTTTACCTTGATAACAACGGCACTATAGATGAATTACATAGACAGATAGAGTTAATAATCAACCACTAAATCTCCTCGTTTCCAAGTAACATCTTTCTTTTTCACTACCTCTATGCAGTTGAGGCATATGGTTCTTAGATTGATAAACTCAGTGTTATTCAAGTTACCGTCTATATGAAAGACAGATAATTGAGAAGGATACACTGCTTTAAACCCGCATAGATCACATGCGGGTTTTTTCTTATACCCTGCTTTTTCCCAGGCAAAGAACCTGGGTTTCTTTTTGGATTTTTTCTTACCACAATCATCGCATATACTCCTATAGTGCCTAACTCCCTGTTTAACATAGTTAACTGCACAGTGATTTTTATTGCATTGATTACATATTGGTCTTTTCATGATACTATTTAGAAAAAACCTTTGAAGGTTCGGTTATAGACACTTTTTTGTTGTTTATGCTAAATAATCATTAGAAACTCTTAGCATAGTGTTAAGACAGGTGGTAAACCTCAAAATCATACAAAAAGGAAAAAATTATGCCGCAATTAACTTCACCGGGTGTATCAGTCACAGTAGTTGATCAGAGTCAATACTTGCCAGCACCAACAGCTTCAACTCCGCTTATTGTTTTTGCAACAGCGCAAAACAAAGCTGATCCTACTTCTACAGGAGTAGCAACTGGTACTACTGCTGCAAATGCAGGGAAAATGTATCAGATTACAAGTCAACGTGATCTTGTTACAACTTTTGGTAATCCATTCTTCTATACAACTACAAATGGTACTCCTATCCAAGGATATGAACTCAACGAATATGGATTGCTTGCAGCTTACTCTGCACTAGGTGTTACTAATAGAGTATATGCCGTAAGAGCAGATATCGATCTAGCAAGTCTAGTAGGAAAGACAGGACGCCCAACAGGTGCTCCAGCTGATGGTTCATGGTGGTTAGACACTAGTATCTCTACATGGGGTATCTATGAATTCGATCAAGTAAAGGGAATTTTCAACTTACAGACTCCTATCGTGATTACAAATCCGGTGCAGATTACAGGAGGACGTTTCCCATTAAACAGTTTAGGAAATGTAGGTGATTATGCGGTTATTGCTATTCCAACCTATGCTTATCCTTTGTCAAGTAATTCAGGAATGTTTTTCAAGAAAGATCAGAATGGTGTATGGCAGCGTCTTGGTTCAGCAGGATGGTTAAACTCTGTACCTGCAGTGCAGGCAACCACAGCAAACCCAACACTAACAACAGGAAATACATTTACAATACAAGTAGGTAATGGCAAGGTACAGACTGTCACAGTTCAAGGAGCTCCGAATAATGTAGTAAGTATCGTTGCTCAGGATATCAATAGTCTCCCTGGAACATATGTCAATGCATCAGTAGTAAATGGAAAATTGACAATATATGCACCTATAACATCTAATCATGATTCATCAGCTTATATAACTCTGGGTACAGGATCCCCTGACGCATTAGCTCAGCTTGGATTGACAGCAGGAATTTATCGTCAACCATTGCTTCAGTATGGTACTTCTGCGGAACAACCACTATGGCAATCTGGACAAACCTCTCCACGTCCAAGCGGAAGTGTATGGATCAAAATCGGTGAAGCAGGTAACGGACTTACTAGCTACGTTAATCAATATAATTCAGTAACAGCGAACTGGAATAGTTTAAATGTTTCTTATTCCAGCGCTGATTGGACTGCTATATCCGATCTAGATGCAACAGGTGGCAGTGCTATACCAGCAGATACTGTTTATGCACAATATTACTATGATAACGAAGGACGCAGCAGTATTTCTCCGATATATTATTGGAAAAGACTGACTACTGGAGCTACTATCATAACTGCTTCTTCAGCTCCATCATTAACAAATGGACCATACACGGCTACTGTACAGGTATCGATACCTGGATCTAGTTTTTTGAGTTCAAACTATTATCTAACTGTATCAGATAATGCTACAGCAGATGACTTTGCACAAGCATGGGGTGCAGCAGCAATACCATTCACTAAATGCACTGTACTTGATACAGGCGAACTACAGCTAACACACACAGCCGGTGGTACTATATTAGTCAATGATTTTAGTAGTGCTACTGGATACAGTAATGGACTCATGACAGATGCTGGATTTATCATAGGTACTACAGGTGGAGTAAAAGAAGGTTTTGAATTATACTTCTCTTATACTCCTGCTCAAACATCTACATCAGGTAGTGGTACTGGATTCGTTCCATATGTTTTTGTTCAAAACGGAACATACAGTGTAACACAGAACTCATTCTCTAATGCAGGCAGTAACTATGCAGTAGGTGAAACTATAACTATATCAGGTGCAAGATTAGGTGGAACAACACCAGCTAACGATTTAGTCGTGAAAGTTGCAGGTATCGATGGCGTAACTACTGCGGTGACTTACGTAGAATTTGAAAGCGGTGTACCTGCTAATGCTTATTCTGTACAACTTTCAAACTGGGTAGAATTTGACATGACTGCAGGACTTGGTGCTCCAACAGCAAGACCAGCTGACATGACAAATTGGTTCTATTCTGTAGTAGACCAAGTAGATATCATGATCAGAACATCTACAGGATGGAAAGGCTACAGGAATTCAAGCTATGATAGAAATGGTTTTCCTCAAACAGGAACAAATCGCACTGATGTCAACGGACCAATCATCAGCGCAAGCGAGCCAACTACACAGAGCGATGGTGTGACTGCACTACATTACGGTGACATCTGGATCGACACTAGTGATCTTGAGAACTATCCAATGATCAATCGTTGGCAACAGGTGGACGGTGTTGATATGTGGGTCACATTAGATAACTCAGATCAGACAAGCAGCACAGGTGTACTATTTGCTGATGCTCGCTGGTCAACAAATCAGAATGCTATCAATGCTTACGATGATCCTATCTCATCCATCAAGAGCCTACTTTCAAGCAACAACCTTGATCTTGATGCTCCTAGCTATACACTATATCCAGTTGGCATGTTATTGTTTAACAGTCGTCGTTCAGGATATAATGTAAAAGCGTATCGTAGAAATTATTTCAATAGTTTGAGCTTCCCAGGTCAAAGCATTCCATCAAACGCTGACACATGGGTAACAGAATCTGGCTTGCAGGCAAATGGTGCAGCATATATGGGTCGTAAGGCTCAACGTGCTATGGTAGTAAAAGCATTGCGTGTTGCAATGGATACTAGCAGCGGTATACGTGATGAAGACAACGATTTCAACTTGATCGCATGTCCTGGTTACACTGAATTGCAGCCTAACATGGTTACGCTCAATAATGATAGAGGTGATACAGCATTTATCGTTGGTGATACACCATTCCGCTTAGCGGCAAGTGGTACAGCAATTCAAGCATGGGCAACTAATGCTGCAGGTGCTACTTCTTCAGGTGAAGATGGACTTGTGACACGTGATACTTATATGGGTCTTTTCTATCCATCAGGTATCGCAAGTGATCTAAGTGGCAATCTAGTAGCGGTTCCTTCAAGTCATATGATGATCCGTACTATACTACGTAACGACACTGTAGCTTATCCTTGGTTTGCTCCAGCAGGTACACGTCGCGGTATCATCGACAATGCTACAAATATTGGTTATATCGATGCGATGACTGGTGAATTCCAGACTATCAAGACTAACATAGGTCTACGTGATACTCTGTACATCAACTACATCAACCCAATGGTGTATTTTACAGGAAACGGTTTGCTCAATTATGGTAATAAAGGTAGCTATGCAAGTCAGTCAGCACTTGATCGTATCAACGTTGCAAGACTTATCGCATACATCCGCAAGCAACTTACTATCGCAGCAAGACCATTCGTTTTCGAACCAAACGATAAGATCACCCGTGATGCAATCGCAGGTGTAGTACAGACATTGTTCGTTGATCTCGTAGCAAAGAGAGGCATTTATGACTTCTTGGTAGTCTGCGATGAATCAAACAATACCCCTGCTCGTATCGATAGAAACGAACTCTGGGTAGACGTTGCAATCGAACCAGTGAAAGCTGCTGAATTCATCTACATTCCAATTCGTGTATTGAATACAGGCGCAATCGGTAACAAGTAATAAAACATTGCGTCCCGCATAACGCGGGACGCAAATTAATGATAAATAAAGTTATTAGGAGAATATAAAATGGCAACAGCCTCACAATCATTGTTCAACATGACGGTCCCAACTGATAACGGTGGCGGCAATCAGGGCTTGTTGATGCCAAAACTACAGTTCAGATATCGTATAAATTTCTTGAACTTTGGTTTGGGGCCAACAGCTGGACTTTCACTTACTAAGCAGGTAGTAGACTGCTCACGTCCAAACGTGCAGTTTCAGGAAATTACTCTTCCTGTATATAATTCAACATTATATCTTGCTGGTAAACATCAGTGGCAGTCTATGACTTGCAACATACGTGACGATGCTAGCGGAAGCGTAGCAAAGGCAGTAGGTCAGCAGATTCAGAAACAACTTGACTTCGTAGAGATGGCAAGTGCAGCTACAGGTCAAGACTATAAGTTCCAGACAAACTTAGAAATCTTAGACGGTGGCAATGGCACTGCAACTCCATTAGTTCTTGAGACATGGGAACTATATGGTTGTTTCGTGCAGACTGCAAACTATAACACATTAAACTACGGTACTAACGATGTAGTAACAATCTCATTGACAATTCGCTTTGACAATGCAATTCAAGCTCCTCTTGGTACTGGTGTTGGTTCACCTACCCCAAGACAAGCTGATGGATTTACAGGTTCAGTATCTGGTATAGGTCGTTAAGATTAAGGTCTGATACATGGCTCTTTTTCCGCAGCCAGGGCAAGGTTTTAATCAGAACACATTAAATGATGTTTTGGGAACGGTAGCCGGAGTAAGTTCACTCTTCTCCGGCACCATCCTTCGTGATTACAATCACGCAGCAAAAGTATTTCGTACAAATAGCTACGAGAATGCTCCTAAATTAAAATTTCTCTTTCATGTATATTTTGATTTCAATTTTGAGATAGGCGTAGAAAATAATCTAGGATTGATTGTTAAAGAAATAAAACTACCTAATTATAGTTTTAACACTTCACAGATGAATCAATATAATAGAAAAAGAATCATACAAACTAAGATAAAATATGATCCCATCGAAATAACATTCCATGATGATGGTGGTAATATGTCAACTAAAATATGGGAAGCATATTACAAATATAACTATGGTGACGCTAATTCTATAGGGTCTCAAGTTGGTGGTCCGGGGCAAGTCTCTAGTATCAATAATTATAATATGAGAAATCTATATAACCAATCATTATCTAATGATATGGGTTATGGTTATTCTGGTGGTGAAGGCGGTTATAGTACAGGTCCTGGAAAAAAACAGCCCTTCTTCAAAAAGATAACTATCTTTGGTCTTAATCAGCATAATTTTACAGCATACTCACTTATCAATCCAGTCATAACTAGTTTTGGACATGATCAATATAGTTATAGCGAAGGTCAAGGTGTGATGAGTAATAGAATGACAATAGATTATGAGACTGTTGTCTATGACTACGGAGCATTAGACGGCAGGTCACCAGGTAATATAGTTAAGGGATTTGGAAATCCATCTCACTATGATACTTTACCAAGTCCAATAGCAGGTCAAGGTAGAGGTACTATACTAGGTCAAGGTGGATTATTAGATGCAGCTGGTGGAGCTATAGAAGCATTACAAAACGGTAATCTAATAGGAGCTGTAGCAGGCGGATTATCAGCATATAACTCATTTAAACAAGTACAAAGAAATCCAGATATTACTGGAGAAATGTTAAACGGAATGCTTAGAACAACCTTAGGTAACACTCCGACAGCGAGAAACGCTATGTTTAATGTCCCTATAGCGCAGTCTAGTCCTGGGTTTGCAGGATTAGCAGGTGGATTGATCGTGGGCGCTAGTGTTCTGCAAGATTTGATAGATCAAAATACAGATGAAACAATTTATACAGGACGGCAAGTCTCGGGAGCTGGTCCTACTGACCCTATATTTCTTCCCGTTCCTATAAATGATTAGTATTACGCTATCGGTATAAATATTGATATGGCTCAGATAACTCAAAACAAAGCAGATAAAACAATTCTTATTTTTGACAGTTTTTATAACTATAAGCTAGTTGTAAATGCTTCAGAATTCGATATCGTTTACAGTTACTTTAAAGGGATATCTAATAATACTAAGATCGCAGGTAATTTCACTGCTTTTCTATTTAGAATAGCGCAGCAGTCAGGATATAATGCAGTAAGTTTATTAGAACAGATCAAAGGCAAGACTAAATTACAGCAGACAGCTATAATAACATATTATCTTAATACTTTTAAGAGCAAAGAATCATTGTACGGAGTAGGTATAATACCCAATCCTAATCAAGCAATACAAAGAAACGTCTTGTTATAGAGATGACTAGGTTTGCTCAGGGAATATTTGAACCTAGGAATCCTCAGAAATATGTAGGTAAACATAAACCTAGATATAGGTCTGGGTGGGAACTAGTGTTCATGCAGTTCTGTGACAATAATGATAGTGTATTACAATGGGCTAGCGAAGCAATAGCAGTTCCATATAGAAATCCACTCACAGGTAAACCTACTCAATACATACCTGATTTTTTTATAATCTATCAAAATAAGAATGGACAGAAAGTAGCAGAAGTAGTAGAGATAAAACCAAAGAAACAAAGTCTGATAGAGAGCCGCAAGGCAAGTGCAAGAGATAGAGCGATAGTAGCAGTAAATCATGCAAAATGGGCAGCAGCTAGAGCTTATTGTAGCCAGCAAGGATTGACTTTCCGTGTGATAACAGAAGATGATATCTTTTATAATGGGCGTAAATAACTAAATAATTGCATGACAAAAAAACTAGAAGAACTTTTTGAATTATCACAGACAGAACCAAATGATCTGACGATTCCGTTGCCTGATCGTACTCAAGAAATAACTGAGAACGCACTGACTAGTCTAGGAAAGATCGAGAGTGCATTACCTACAGTTAAAGGTCTTGATGCAGCAGACAATGAGATGGATGCATTAGCCGAGATGGCAACATCAAGCTACAAGGATTTGATGGATCTAGGTATGCAAGTCGAGGCTAGGTTTAGCAGTGAGATTTTTAATAGTGCGAGTAGTATGCTAGGACATGCTATAACAGCCAAGACAGCTAAGATCAATAAAAAACTAAAGATGATTGATCTTCAATTAAAGAAAGCTGCTCTTGATGCTAAGACTGCACAGAAGACAGAAGAAATCGATAGTTTACCGGTAGGTGAGGGTCAATCACTAGACCGAAACGAACTGCTAAAAATACTTGCTGCTAAAAATTAGGATTTTAGATAAATAACTTATATAATAGCAAGGATCCACAATGCGTTCATTGAAACAATTTATTGTAGAAAGTGTTCATACTTACAACTATACGATAAAAATAGCCGGACAGGTAGACAACAAGTTTTTGGATATGTTCAAGTATAACTTGAAGAAGTTTGATCCTGTAAAAATCTCGGATGCTGTTTCAACACCCATCCAGAAAGATCCTTATGGATTTCCAGGAATCAAGAATGAACCTGTACATATAATCAAAGCAGAATTTCGTTATCCTGCAAATGAGCCAATGATTCAACAGATCGCTCAATTGCTTGGATATAATGTTAATATGGTAAGAGTGATAGGTACTAATTTCGATGACAGTATCAACTCTGAGATGGAAGGTTATGCTAACGAAGCAGAAGACAGTCCATTGTTAGACACTGAAAAACTAGGCGAACAGCCTGGTGCAAAAGAAGCGGCTAAAGCATATGGTAGTAGCTATCTTGAAAGTATAAAAGACCAGTCAACTGGCGATAAGATAGACATACCTTTTGCAGGCAAGAAGACACCATCATCATTTGATCCATTTAAACCAGAATCTTATGTAGATAATAAAGGGCAAACAAGTCCCATGAGCAAGATAAAGTTGCCTGCTAAACCAGAGACAGGTTCTCGTAGGGGGTAACACATGAAAGACATTCTCGATAAATTAACTAAGCTACAAGGCACAGCTCCTAAAGCTAAAAAGAAACTAACAGAAGATTCGACATCTGTTGAAGTTAGAAACGCTAAACCAAAGACTTTCAAAGATTTCTTTGAAACAGTACTTAATAAAGTTCCTATTGCATCAGAAAAGCCAGGTGGCGGACCAGGAAGCACACAGCCTGCTATATTATCCACTAATGATCCAAATGTTCTAAAGACATTTGGACCCATGATTGATCAATTAGCTAAAGATAAGAAGATCACTGTAGTAACACCACCAAATCAGCCGCAACAGCCACAGCAGCAACAGCAACAACAGAATCAGCCTGCTCAAGCAGGCTCTACTGGGCAAGTGCCAGCAGGGCAACAACCAGTAAAAGAGAAGTGGGATGCAGACACT